CGAGCCGAAATTGTAGGGCAAGAAGATCGTAAGAATATAACTTCAAGATTAAGCGAAGGTTTCGACCTAGTAAGATCAGACGAGTTACATACTTCTGACCAAGATCGTTTTGATACCATACAACAAGGTAATCATGCAGGAGTTGTTGCACGAGGTGGTTTGCTATTGGCTAAGATTCCTAATGAAACACGTGAGGAAAGAAACTCCTACTATGCTAAGCGTGCACAAACCCAGCAAGATGCTGTGGATAACGATTTGATGAGGGAATCAGATCCTAGTTCTCCGATGTTAAAACCTCAGAGATCAAGCAAAGTAACTTTTGGCGGTGGTCAACGAAGTTGATCACTTTAACTTAAAATAACAAATATAAGGTGACTTATTATGGCTAACAAAAATGCCCCTTTCGGAGCAAGAGTTGTAGGTAAATTAGGTTCTGGTGTCGCTAATGGCGGAACAACAGAATATAAAATTGCCTCCGGCGCTTCTGGGAATATTTTTTCAGGCGATTTAGTAAAAATGACCAACACAGGTACTATTTTAGTAGCTGCTGCTGGTGATGAGTCAATAGGTGTATTTAGAGGATGTCAATTCACTGATTCAAACGGTGATGTTGTATTCAAATCTTATTACCCTGATGGCACTGTATCGTCCGATATTGTTGCGTTCGTAGTAGATGACCCTGATGCTGTATTTGAAATTCAAAGTGCAGGTTCTCCAGCTCAAACTGATGTCGGTTTGAACGCAGATATTTCTTACACTGCCGGATCTACCAAAACTGGTATGTCAGCAGTAGAATTATCTGGAACAACAGCAGCTACAACTGCTACGTTCAGAATCATGGGCTTTTCGAGTGACCCAGATAACAGTACAACAGGTTCAGCTAACGTGAATGTGATTGTTAAATTTAATGAGCATTTTTATGTCGACCCAACAGGAGTATAAATAATGGCAATTAACAGATCGCAACTAGCGAAGGAATTAGAGCCAGGTTTAAACGCCTTGTTCGGCATGGAATACTCAAGATACGAAGCTCAACATACAGAAATTTTCGATACTGAAACTTCTGATAGAGCGTTTGAAGAAGAAACTCTAATTGTAGGGTTTGGTAATGCAGAGGTAAAAGCTGAAGGTAGCGGTGTCAGATTTGATACAGCTAACGAAGGCTATACTTCACGTTATACCCACGAAACAGTGGCTTTGGCATTCGCACTAACTGAAGAAGCAGTAGAAGATAACCTGTATGACAGGCTTGGAGCAAGATATACTAAAGCATTAGCAAGATCTATGGCTAACACCAAACAGATCAAAGCAGCATCTGTTCTAAACAACGCGTTTAGTACAGCAGGTGGCGATGGCGTATCTTTAATTAACACTGCTCACCCTCTAGGGGGAGGCGGTACTTTAGCAAACAGAGCTACCACTATGGCGGATCTTAATGAAACTTCACTTGAAGACGCATTAATTAATATCTCTACATTTACGGATGATAAAGGTCTTAACATTGCGTTAAAAGGTATGAAGCTAATTATTCCACCACAATTAGTATTTATAGCTGACAGATTATTACAAACTCCTGGAAGAGTTGGTACGTCTGACAACGACATAAATGCTATTAAGAATACTGGTATGCTACCTGACGGTTATGTTGTAAATAACTATCTAACAGACACAGATGCTTTCTTCTTGAAAACAGACTGTCCTGATGGATTTAAGTATTTTGAAAGATCACCAATGACAACTTCATTGGAAGGTGATTTCGATACTGGCAACATGAGATACAAGGCTAGAGAGCGTTATAGCTTCGGATATTCTAACTTTAGAGCCGTTTACGGTTCTCAAGGAGCTTAAAGGAACGATTTATTGTAGCGTTTCTTACTCAACTACAATTACTAAAGGGAGCTTCGGCTCCCTTTCTTTTTTCTAAAATAAGGTATATCATTTAATTCTAGGATTTATTAACTTGTTCTACAGACTGACCTAGCAGACAAGCCAAGACGGTAGAACTTATTTCCCAGGAGGAAATTATGGCAAAATCAACATTCTCTGGTCCTATCCAGTCACTAGCAGGATTCATTTCAGCAGGTAACGCTAACGTAGTTAGTTTAACTGCAGATACAACACTAAGCGTAAATTCACACGCTGGTAAAATTCTAACTTGTAACGATGCAGATGGTAAGTTTACTTTACCAAGTATTGTTGCTACTGCTCCAGGAAGCAATGACGACCCTAACCAAACTAATAATTTAGGTGCTACTTTTACTTTTGTAATTGAAACAGCAGCTACAGACTTAGATATTAAAACTGACGGAACAGATAAATTTGTTGGTGGACTATATATGGGTAAAAGTGATGCAGCAGGTAAAACATTCTTTTCAGGTGCTAGTAATGACGTTATTACTTTAAACGGCACCACTAAAGGTGGTATAGCTGGTACTATTATCAAAGTAACCGCTATTGGTTCAGCTAAGTACGCAGTAGAAGGTATTAACCTTGCTTCTGGTACTGTAGTAACTCCATTTGCTGACGCGTAAGGAGTAATTTATGGCAGACGCAGTAACTTCAACAACAATACAAGATGGTAATAGAATAGCTGTTATACAGCTAACTAATACATCTGATGGTACTGGTGAAAGTGCAGTTACAAAGGTAGATGTTAGTGCTTTAGCTCCTAACAGTGCTAATGGTCAAGTTTGCACAGGCGTTAAGCTTGGTAGAATTGTTTATTCTACTTTTGGAATGAGCGTAAAACTTTTATGGCACGCTACTACCAATACTATATGTTGGGATCTTAATTCAGACTATACAACAGATGAAGATTTTACAGGCTTTGGTGGTATACAAAATACTGCTGGTACTGGTAAAACAGGAGATATCAAGTTGACTACAACTGGTGCCTCAAGCGGAGATTCTTACGTTATAGTCTTAACTTTAATTAAAGATTACAGCTAAGATGAATGGCTGAATATAAAGGCAAAACAGTAACTTTAAACAGACCTAGGGCTATCTCAAAAGGTAGCCCTGGATATGGTAAGAAACGAAAAGAAGTTTTTGTAAAAGGTTGCAGTAGCGAAAGCTCGCGAGTAAAACGTATAACCTTTGGTGATGCAAAACTAGGTATGCACAAAAACACTAAATCAAGAAAAAAATCATATTGTGCACGTAGTGGTGGCATGGGCGGTACTACAGATAGATGTAGTGCTAACTACTGGGCAAGACGAGATTGGGATTGCTAAATGGCAAAAGCAAAAAGCAAAGGTAAAATTTGTCCAGAAGGCAAAGCTTGGGCTAAAAGAACTTTTGATGTTTATCCAAGTGCTTATGCTAACCTTGCCGCATCTAAATATTGCAAAGATCCTAATTACGCAAAAAAATCTAAAAGAACAAAAAAATCTATTGGTGGACCTGTAATCAGAGGTCAGGGTGCTGTTATGAAAGCTCGTTTAAGATAATGGGACAGCTTCAGCAATGGTTAGATGAAGACTGGGTTAGAATTGGATCTGATGGATCTATACTAGGATCATGTGGTAGTAAAAAAGAAGCAGAAGGTAAACCTAAATGCTTGCCTCGTAAAAAAGCAGAAGGTATGTCAAAAGAAG